TGAGGGTAATTAATGAGTAGATTTTTCGTGAAAAAATTAAATGAGGTACATATTGAAATAGATGCCTCAGAATTTCACATGTTAAAAGAATTAGTTGACTATTTTACATTCAAAGTGCCTGGCGCAGAATTTATGCCATCATTCAAGAATAAAGTCTGGGATGGTAAGATACGGATGTTCAATCCTATCAACAGAAAATTATATCTTGGATTGTTAAACCATCTCGATTACTTTTGCAGAAAAAATAATTACATTGTAGAGTTCGAAAACGATTTGACGGATACAAATTTTTCAATAGAAAATCTGGCCGAGTTGGTACGACACATAAACCCCCACAGTCAGGGGAAACCAATAGGATACAGGGACTATCAATTAGACGCCATACATCACTCCATTGTAAACAACAGGACGCTTCTGGTGTCGCCCACTGCGTCTGGCAAGTCATTGATTATCTATACCTTGTGTAGATTTTATAACATGCACCCCAAGGTTAAAGATAAAAAGATTTTGATTATTGTTCCAACAGTGTCACTCGTACAACAAATGTATGGCGACTTTAAAGACTATGGGTGGAATTCCGAAAAGTATTGTCACAAAATATCGGCAGGGATAGACAAAAATACAGACAAAAAGGTTGTCATATCAACTTGGCAATCTATCTATAAAATGGGGTTTGACTATTTCGATCAGTTTGGAGTTGTCATAGGTGATGAATGTCATTTATTCAAGGCCAACTCACTCAATAAAATTATGGATAAGATGTCAAACTGCAAATATAGATTTGGCACAACTGGTACACTGGACGGTACAAAAACTCATAAACTGGTTTTATCTGGTATGTTTGGTGATGTGAAACAGGTAACTACCACCAAAGCTTTGATAGATAGTAAAACTCTTGCAGATTTTAGAATTAACTCTATCGTCCTCAAATATAAACCAGAAGATTGCAAATATATAAAAACTCTAAAATATTCGGATGAAGTCGAATGGATCGTAACAAATCCAAGGCGTATGGCATTTGTCAAAGATTTAGCAATGACACTTAAAGGCAATACTCTAATTTTATATAACTTTGTCGAAAAGCATGGTGTACCAATGCACAAAATGATTAGTGAGGCGGCTGAAGAAGGTAGAAAAGTATTTTTCGTAAGTGGGAGTGTGAAGGCAGACGTTCGTGAAGAAATAAGACACACAACAGAGTTAGAAAGTAACGCAATTATTGTTGCCTCATATGGCACCTTTTCAACTGGCATAAATATAAGGAACTTGCACAACGTAGTATTTACTTCTCCTTCTAAAAGTAGGATTAGAAATTTACAATCAATTGGTCGTGGACTGCGTAAAGGAAATGGAAAGACATCTGCTGTACTATACGACATAGCTGACGATCTGAGATATAAGACATACATGAACTTTGCTATACGACATTTCTATGAGAGAATAAATATATACAACGAAGAAAAGTTTGAATTTAAAATCAACGAGGTAAATCTTTATGAATAATGGAGAAGAAAATATGTCAGAATACAAAGTATTACGACTTATGACAAAAGAAATAATTATTTGCAAAATAGATAACTCGGCCGTACAGTCTAAACATTGGTGGATAATCATGGACCCATTTGAAATAAAATCTTTTATGAATCCACAAACAGGTGACTGTAATTCCACACTTATTGATTGGTTACAATATTCATCGGAAGATGAAACAAAAATTAGTTTGAATGATATTTTGACATGTTCGACTCCAGAAGAAGAAGTTTTAGAACATTATATCGAAATAATTAAAAGAAAAAAGGGCCGTGTGGGTTATCAAGAAAATGATGCTAATCCTTTGGATGTATTAAAATCAGATAATGAACCAGAAGTCACATTTGAAGACTATATGGAAATCCTTAATATTAATAAAGTATATCATTAAATACTTCTATTCTTTAAAGGTCTACATACCTATTGTAACACGATGATTCTACCCTGTCAATAGAAAAACAAATTAATTTTCTATTGACAGGATGTTTCTTATGTGGTATTATAGAGTAATAATATTGACAAGGATATGTTATGGCAAAGAAACAAAAAAGAAATCATTATGTTGACAATAAAGCATTGTTGGCTGCGATGATCGAATATAAAAAGGACGTAGAGTCCTGCAAAGAGACAGACTCAGAGCGCCCAAGGGTTCCCAACTACATAGGGGAGTGTATTATGAAGATTGCACAACATCTGTCATATAAACCTAATTTCATAAATTACACATATAAAGATGAAATGATATCTGATGGTATAGAAAACTGTCTTTTGTATATAGATAATTTTAATCCAGAAAAGTCGAGTAATCCTTTTGCATATTTCACTCAGATTATCTATTATGCCTTTATTCGACGTATTCAAAAAGAAAAGAAACAGACATATGTGAAGTACAAGTCGTTAGAAAATCAAGAATTGATAGATGAGATTATGCAAGGCCCTAATGGTACACCAGTGAAAAATAATTTCATGGAATTTATTCAGTCAAATATGGACGACTTTCTTTCAGATTTTGAGGAAACTCAAAGAAAGAAAAAAGAAAAGGCAAAAGAAAAGAGAAATAGTAAGGAAATCGAGACTCCATGAAAATTGCCTTGATAACCGACACCCACTTTGGGGCTCGCGGGGACTCTCTATTATTCCATGATTATTTTATGAGGTTTTATGATGAAGTCTTTTTTCCTTATCTCGAAGAAAATAATATTGATACTATTATTCATCTCGGCGATGTTACTGATAGGCGGAAGTTTATCAACTACAATATTCTGGACGGGCTAAAGTCTGGATTTATCGAAAAGATGAAAAAATATGACACTTATTTTATTATCGGTAATCACGATGTTTATTACAAAAACACAAATCGTATCAATTCGATGGATCAACTATTTGGAGATGGTTTCAAAACATATACGGAAGCGACTACTCTTAATATTGGTGGTACTGATATTTGTTTTGTGCCTTGGATAAACGCAGAAAACCATGACAAAACTGTAAAACATTTGAAAAAGACAAAGGCGAAGATTGCTCTAGGACATTTAGAATTGAATGGTTTTGAAATGATGCGCGGTATCAAGTGTGAGGCTGGTATGGACGTAAAACTTTTCAATAAATTTGATTTGACATGTTCTGGACATTTTCATACAAAATCGAGTCAGGGTTCTATACATTATCTGGGTGCGCCATATGAAATGTTTTGGAATGACTGTAATGATACTAAGGGTTTTCATATCCTAGACACGGATAATAATGATTTAGATTTTATCACGAATCCTTTTAACATGTTCCATAAAATTTACTATAATGATTCTCAAGATAAAGCTGCAATATATCCTGATGACTTGAAAGACAAATATATAAAATTAATTGTCGTAAATAAAAATGACCAACTAAAATTTGACATATTTATTGATACTCTGTATAAGATGGGTGTTGCCGATTTATCTATTGTAGATGACACAGATTTTGAGTTTGAAGAAACCGGCGATATTGACACAACAGAAGATACCATGTCGCTGCTAACAAACTATATTGATAATTATGAGATTGATGTAGACAAGAATAAATTGAAACAAATCATGCAGGAGCTTTATGTTTCTGCCCTAAGAGGCGAATAATGATAACATATAATTATGATGAATTTATGACTGATTGTTTTGGAGATTATACTAAACCAACTTTGGAAGAATTTAGGTATGAGTCCGAGCAAACTTATACAGCAGACAGACTTTCTCTTTATAAGTATTCGCAAAAACTATCAGAAGACGATATTAGACATGCCGATTTTGATTCTTGGTCGCAAACTCTGTATACTGGATTTATCGAAAATTTTGAATACATGATGAGACTTTGGTTTGATAAACATGTTGCTGTGAAAGATATGGATAAATTTTTACGTTTTAACGTGCAGAGAACTAGTGACACTATCGAAAACGGTTACATTATAGACGGCCGCAAGGAAATTACTAGTGGACGACTACTTAGAAATATATCATATAAGGGTATATATCGGGATACTGGAAAATCAAATTCATCCGAAAAATGTTCTTTGTTGGATACCTTTACAGGATTGGCAATAAACAAGTTTAATATTTCTTGTTTGCTAACACCAAAGGTTGCGGAATTTATATCACAAGGTAGGTATGACGATTTCTTTGCAATCTTGCGCGGCACATCAAACAGGGCATCTATCTTCAACCCATATACATATAGCTGGATTTTGAATAACGTATTTCCAGAAGGCAAGAAACTTCTATCGCCAGTTATGTCGTGGTGTAGTCCGGTAATTGGACTTGCTAATTCGCAGTATGAAGAAATGGTTGCGATTGATGTAATTCCGGATGTAGTCGAAAAGTCCCGATTGTTGCACGAATATAGTGAAGGTTTGCGGAATGGGTTTTTTGTAGACGATTCTAAAAAGGCAGAATTTTATTGTTGTCCTTCTGAACAGTTAGACAATCGACATAATTTTAGTGAGAAATACGCAGAACATTTTGACACTGTATTTTTCTCGCCTCCTTATTATGATCTAGAAGTATATACCGGCGGAGAACAGTCCCACGAATCATTTCAGACATATGAGCAGTGGTTAGATGGATATTGGAGACCTACTGTAGAATTGTGTTATCGTTGCCTCAAGCCCGGCGCGACATTCAGTTTTGTGATTGTGCATGATTATGGCGCCGCCGGCAAGAAAACACCAATTAGTGACGATATGAAAAGAATTGCTTGTGAATATTTTAAATATGATAAATTAGTAAATATTTCGTGGGGTGGTTTTTCTTCTGCAGAAGGTGCCTCTGAGAAACGCAAGGGTTTACTTGAAAATTTCCATATTATGAAAAAGGCCTAAAATGAGTGAATTTCAGAAAATCCGGTGGAAAAACTTCCTTAGCACTGGTGACTACTTTACAGAAGTATCATTAAACAATTCTCCGACTACATTGATTGTTGGGGATAATGGTGCTGGAAAATCGACAATTCTTGACGCATTAACTTTCAGTCTGTTTGGAAAATCTTTTAGAAAGATAAACAAGCCGCAATTAGTAAATTCAGTTAATAGTAAAGATTGCGTTATTGAGATTGATTTTAAAATAGGTAAGACCGACTATCTAATTCGTCGTGGTATTAAACCGAATATCTTTGAAATTTATATCAATGGTAAAATGTTAGATCAGGATGCCAAGATTCGAGATAGTCAGGTGTATCTAGAAGAAACTATTCTTAAACTAAATTATAAGTCTTTCACGCAGACTGTTATTTTGGGTAGTGCTACGTTTGTCCCATTCATGCAACTGAGCGCAAATGATCGACGAGATATTATTGAAGATATTCTGGACATTAAAATCTTTTCGTCTATGAATGATATTCTCAAGGGCAAGTCCTCAATTCTAAAAGATTCTCTTTTTGCAAATGAAAAAAACCGCGAATTGCAGGACTATAAAATTGAGTTGCAAGATAGGACTATTGAAGATGCCAAAAACAATAAGAAAAATTCTATCAAACTTTTGAAAGAAAAAATCAAAGACAAAAAAACAGAACAGGCTACATTCAAAGAATCTAATAAAAAACTTTTGATTGAAAAGGATGAATTGATTGAAG